AATCTCTCTATCAACGTATTGTAGATTCTGAGCAGCACCTTCAACACCATTCTGAAGATCACGTTCAACTTCACTACGTTTAGCTTTAAGAAGGTCTAATTGTTTATTAAACTTACCATCCATCTCTTTAGCTATTTCTCTAGTAATCTTAAAATTCATGTTAACGTTAGCAAGTTGAGATTTAAGTTGATTAGCTTCTTCAGTTAATTGTAACTTACGTTCATCACTCTTAGCTTTATTAGCTACTTTAAGATCATTACGCTTAGATTCAATTTGATCTTTAGCAGTAAGAGCTTGATCACGTTGTTGTTGCATCTGAGTTTTAAACTGTTCTTTAGGCATAGCATAGAGTTCCATAATCCTTTCAGGAGGTATAACACCTAGGTCTCTAGCTTGACTTAATAGTTTGTCTCTTGCTTGTGATTCAATAACAGGATCAGCTGCGTCTGCTACGTTTAAATAAGCACCAGCATCTGCACTAAATTGATCAGACATCTTTTGTTGGAAATCAAATTGTTTAGTTTGAGATTCAAATAAAGACTTCTGTAATTCACTGTTCTTTTCTAAATATTCATTAGCTATTGATGGTTTACCAATCTTATTATAGTAATCAGCAGTTTTAGAGTTATTATTTAATTGTTGTTGTATACTGTTAACTTTAGCACCTTCTTGTTTAGCACCGTCAATATGAGACTTCATAGTAGGTGTTGTAGCACCTGAAGGACCCATAACAGGTTTACCTGGTTCCCAACCACCTGGTTGAGGTTGTGATAAGATACCTGAGTCTGTAGAAACTGGAGGAGGTTCTACACCTTTAGTATCAGTTGGTGTGTCAGTTTTAGATTCACTATATATTTTAGCTAAATCTGCTTGTTCTTTCTTACCAGATTCATAAGTGTCTTTAAGGATCTGAGTCTTTAATAAAGACGCATCTGTATCAGCTCGTTGCTGCATTCCTTCTAAAAAGCTACTTGCTATTGTTTCCATAATTATATCCTAAAAGAATGAACCAAAAATGTTACTTAAACCAGTACCAGGTGCTTGACCTTGAGGTTGAAACATACTTAAACCAGAACCAATACTCTTCATATTCATTTGATTCTGCATCATGTTAACCTGATTCATGTTAGACATATCCATAGGAGCATTAGTTAAACCAGAGTAACCTGCTAATTGTCCTACTTTTTCATTGTACCAATCATGAGCAAAACCTTGACCATAATTCATTCTTGCTACATCAGAACCACCAGCAAAACGTTGACCAGTTGCAGCTGCTGTTCTATTAATACCTTCTAATCCTTGACCAAACATCATTTGATATCCAGGATCTTGTGTAATAGAACCAGGGTTTTGCATTAAACCTTGTAATTGATTAAAGAAACCTTTACGTTCTTTTTTATAAGGATCATAATAAGCACCACCAGCAGTGTTACCACCACCTGATGAGCCTCCAAATAAACCACTTACCCCACTAACAATACTACCAATGCCTGCAATAGCACCAAAGATACTAGTAGTTAGAAAAGTATCTGTTACGTATACAGGATTAAGAAAGAACTTAAACCCATTAATTAGTTTCATTTGATTCTCCAGTTTTAACATTATTTAAATCGTCTACATCAGCAAACTCTGTAGCATGTAAACAAAACCAAACACAATCTTCTAAAGCTATAATAGCGTGTTTAGTACCTTTTTTTATCTCAATACAAGCAGGACCTGTAATTTCTTTGTCTGGTTCATTATCAGATACAAGTTTAACTTTACCAGAAGCTAATATAGAAAGATGGTCATAAGTGTGTGAATGCTTTTGAACAGCATATCCTTTATATAGAGTAGCTTTTCTAGCATAGATCCCTGCACCAAAGTAATGTACAATACCAGGGTCATACTCTTGTTTACCATCTAACTTTTCTAATTCATCAATTATACTCATTGTTCTTGTTTTCCTAATTTACCATTAAGTTCTAGTTCAACCTTCTCAAGTCTTAAAGGATTGTTACCAGTGTATAAAAACTCATAAGCTCTTCTACGGAATGATCCTAAGTTATATAGACAAGGTTTCTGTAGACTTAAATCTACGTTTCTATATTGAGACCATGTATCATAGTCATCTTCAGTATGTCTAATTTGACACACGTCTTTAATAGTATCAGCATATACAACTAGTTCAGAATTAGTCTTTCTATCTGATGTACCAAAGTCTTGTCTGTGAGATACAATTCTCATTGTAACAGGACCATAAGGATCTGTATATGTATTAGGATCTATTAAGAACAAGTCACTAGTAACACTATCCATAAGATAATAGTTACCACTATTAAAAGGAAACTGTGTAACATAAGCACATTCAAAGTAACCTTCAGATCCACCAATGTTAGACTTATTAGTAGTCCACACATGCCATTGCTGTGTGTTCATATCAAACACTAATGTAATATCTTGATCTACTAATACTAAACCATAGAATGTATGACCAGGTATTTTATATACCCATGAGTGTACTTCTGATAAGTCACTAGCATTAAGGAATACTTCAATAGCTTTAGTAGATATAACTTTAGGTCTTAAAGCTTCTAACATACATACTGTTCTACTACCTTCTCTAACAGTAGCCATCCATACAACAGTTTCTTCCATCTGTTGAATAGAGTCACCAGAAGCACATCCTATTTCAAGTCTAGCAGTCTGGTTAAAGCTTAATACAGAACCAACAGCATTACCAGAATCATATAAAAACTCTGTAGACCATTGTTTAAATGCAATTAAATAGTTAAGATGTTTAGATATACCAACACCATTGTCAGGTTCATTAGCTGCTTGTACATAATTAAGAGCATTCCAAGAACCAGGGTTTTCATTAGCTGACTGCCATATAGTAGCAGTTGAATCCATTGCAAATACATAACCATCTAAATAGACTAAACCATTTACAGGGTTAGAAGGAAATGCGTTAGTAGATGCACTAGCAACAGCTGTAGTTGTTACACCACCAGTTAATGTAGCACTAGATACTGATTGTGAAACACTTACTGCATATGTACCTGTTTTACCTTGTGGGTAGAAATAATATGTACCTGAAGCATTACCTGAGAATGTACTTGTTAATGTAACTAATTTATCATTAATAGCTGCAATCTGTGGATAATTAGATGAAGATAATTTACTACCTGATACAAGCATACCTACAACTAAACCAGTTGTACTTGATACATAAAATGAATTAGAACCAGTTAGACCACCAGCAGTACGAGTTGCTATTCTTGTATAAGTACCACTAGCAGGTGTTAATTGATCTGTAACTGTAGTTCCAACAGCAAAAGTACCACCAGTAATAGTCATACCAACATAAATACTACCTGATGATACAGCTGTAACAGTTAATGTTGTACCAGAGTTACTACCTGTAAATGATGTACTAACAGTACTAAAAGTTACACTTAAAGTACCTGCATAATTTGTACCAGGGTTTGTAATAGATACACTAGTAATAGAACCATTAGTTGCTACATAAGTACCAGAACAACCACTACCACTAATACTACCAGCTACAGTAAATGTACCAGTAGCAGGATAACCTGAACCACCATTACTAATATTAATATTATTAACTTGACCTGATATTAAAGTAATAGTACCTGTAGCATTTAAATAGTATCCATTAACTTTGTCATGGAATACCATGTAAGGATGTGGGCTACTTGTAGCTAGAGTATTAACCCAGCTAATGTTATTACTAGTATTTAAACCTGTAAGTAATTGAGTAGATGTAGTACCTGTTATCTTATAAAGTATACCATTAGCTACTGAATATAAATTATTGTTATAAGACCAAAGACCTTGGCTACCACCACTAAGAGCTGGGGTTACTTCAACTACAGTTGATCCTGGTCTTTTAACTGCATAAGTACGTTCACCTGCTTTTTCAATATAGCAGTTAACCATCTTAGAGTCTTTAGTCTGATCGTTAGTTCTAAACTCTACGTTAGTTATAAAAGGAATGGTTACCTTAGACATTATCTAAAGTTCCTATTAAATCCTGTTCTTTGATCTGGTTGGAAGAATGTAGAAGCATTTTCAACATCCCAGTCTTGTAAGTCTTTTTTAAGCACTTCAGCTTTCATATCATAGTAACCTTTGTCTTGTAGGTTCTTATCATAGTCAGAAGCAAGCTCTGCCATTAAAGCCCATTTAAGAGCAAGGAACCACTCACTAGGAAAGTCAAAGTTATCATTAGGGTTGTTAACTACATAGATAGGTCTTTGTACAGTTAGATGTAATTCGTAGTTAGTAGCTGTTGCTGTATCAGGTGTTAAGAACACAGATAGTGTACCATAGTCTCTGTAAGGCATATAGTAAACACTGTTAGTTGTTCCTGTAGAATATTTACTACCTAATAAATTATACTCTTGTTGAGATATAATAGTCATAGGAATATCTACATCAGGAGTAACACTTGTGTTTCGTAAGAAGCTTTGAATAAGCTTTAAAGGTTTATCATCTACTAAATCATTAGTACCTGCTGTACCAATATTATAAGTTGTCTTATTAGCTACTAAAGGTAATGTCAATTCTTTAATAGTCCAAAGCTTAATACCTTCTGATTGCCATTTCTTCATAATAAGATTAAGAGCAAAAGATGCATTCTGTAATGCTGTAGAAGATGGTTGTGCACCTTCTTCAAGGACAGACAAGCCACGTAACGCAGCACTAATGATCTGGTCTCTTGTTACAACTAAATTAGATATACCGGTAACTGCCATAATTAATCCTGTGATGTATTAGTTGGTCTTTTATTCTTAGAAAAGAATCTATCGTATATACGGACAAAGGTCCAGAATATAGTTAATAATGCTGCAATAGGTGGTAATAAAGTAGTTATAGTACCTAAAGCTGTTACAGCTGCTACAGTGTCTACTACATGTTTTACTGGTTC